CTTACCTTGGGTAAACTATGGATTTAAAGATGATGATATGAATGCTTGGTTTCATCCGGCGGTATCTGCCAAATGGATACTTAATCGGATTAGTCAAGATAGCGGTGTTAGTTTCATTATTCCAAAGTCAAGAATGGAATTTATAGAACAGTTGATTATCCCTTTGTTGACAAGAGAAGATAGTATGGAACGCTCATCTTTATCATCGGTCATTCTCACAAATTCTTATTTAAATTCTAATATAGATTTAGGGATAATGTTGTCATTTCATCCTAATGAGATATTTGATAACTATTATATTAAGTCAAGGATGTCGAGTATTGGAGATTCTCAATATATTGCAGGTGTTATTTGTAACTATAAAAATACAACGTTACAATTGAATGGTACTATTGTAGCTAAGTTTCCTTTGGAATTAGGCAATGTTACTTTTGAGATAAGGGACCATACTTTTCAGAATGTAATAATGTCTATAAGCCCTGACTCTCGGCAGACAGAAGAAGGGGTATCTGTTCTTTATTTTAATTTAAATGATAAATGTGATGTTGGAGATCAAGCTGGAGAAGATAATTGGTTGTCTTTATGTTTAGTTGGAGATGTTGGTGGTAGAACCATAACAACAAATGATTTAAAATATTTGTCGATAAATCTTACTATGCATCCTTATTCTGATGAAATAGGATTGAAAGAACAGGGAATGAATCCGTACTACTTTTTTGTTCCAAATTTGCCAGATATCAAGCAAATTGATTTCATTAAGACTATATCTTCTCTTTGTGGAATGTTTGCAGTTCCAGTGGAGGGCGGAATACGTTTCATTACTATGGATGATATCGTGGAAAATAAGTTGAGAGCATTGGATTGGACTAAAAGAGTAATAGCTTCCTATCCTCAGAACAGACCGAAGCTGTTATCTTTCCGGCTTGATGGCTTTGCACAGAAGAATGTCTATAAATGGAAGGATGATGAAACGGGTGAGAATGACGGTATTATATATGTGGATGACAAGACACTTGATTTAGAAACTGAAGCTGTTACTTTGCCATTTGCGGCTTCTAAAATAAAAGATTCACGTACTGGACCATATACGGAGATTCCTTTGTATTCGTATAATGGTGATGGTGAGTTGGAATATGATGATAGTCTTACTCCACGTCTTCTTTTATGTACAGACGGAACTAAAGGGACATTTCAAGGTTTGGATTGGGAAAGCATTTTCAGGCAAAATTATGTAACATACCAAAATCAGGTTCGTGAACCGAAAGTAATAACCGAATTAGTAAATATTCCAGAATATGATTTGAAATCATTGGATATGTCGGTTCCGGTTTATTTGGGACAATATGGCAAGTATTATGCTATTATTTCTATTAAGGCAGAGAATACAGGTATATGTGAGTGTAAACTACTTCAACTTTAAATTACTATGGCAGACAAACAAGAAAAAATCCTTGATATAAAGGTCAATTACAGTGAAGCTATTAAGGCTATTGCTGAATATCAGGCGAAGATTGATGCGGCACGTAATGCAGAGAAACAATTAAAAAAACAATTAAGCGAGGGTAAGATTTCTCGTCAGCAATATAATGAAGCTATGGCTTCTACTAAAGCTGTTATTGCTGATTATAATGACTCAATACGTATTATTAACAAAACTGTACAAAATCAGTTGAAGCAGGAAAAAGAGCAGGAGGGAAGCCTTAGATCGCTTCGCGCACAGCTATCCAATTTGACGACTGAATATGATGCTCTGTCAGAAGCTGAAAGAAAGGGTGCTAGGGGTGAAGAATTGAAAAATAGTATAAATGAGGTTACGGATGCTTTGAAAGGAGCAGAGGAAGAAACACAGCGGTATTACCGGAATGTAGGGAATTATAAAGAAGCTATAATGGAAGCTGCTGATGCAAATATTCCTTTTGTTCAGCAGATAAATGTAATGATCACTTCTTTAGGTGGGGTAAATAGTTATTTATCTGGGGTTAAAGCAGAAATGCTTGCAGTGTCAGCAACTACTACAGGATGGATAAAAGTGTTGAAACTGCTAAAAGTGGCATTAGTGGGTACAGGTATTGGGGTTCTACTTATAGCATTAGGCTCTCTTGTTTCCTGGTTCACGAAGACACAGAAGGGAGTCGAAGCTGCTAACAAGATTATGGGGGCTTTAGGAGCGACTGTCAATGTTCTTATTGATCGTGCTAGTAAACTAGGAAGTGCTTTAGTCAACCTTTTTACTGGGAATTTTAAACAAGCTGGTAAAGACGCAAAAGCTATATTCTCAGGCATAGGAAAGGAAATTGAAGAAGAAACGAAACAGGCATGGAAGCTGGCCGAGGTTCTGAATGAGATAGATAAGAAGGAAGTGATGCTCTCCATGTCACGCGCTGCAAACCGGGCGGAGATTGAAAGGTTAAAGAAAGCTGCCGATGACCAAACGCTTTCTACACAAGAACGAATCAAGGCAGCAGAAAACGCTTACGAGCTTGAGAAAAAGGATTTAAAAATTCAAACGGATTTGGCAAAGGCAAGAATCGCTAATATGCTTGGCTATACTGATGTTACAGAAGAAGCCCTTAAAACAATTGAGGATTTACAGAATGGTGCTATCACCGCCGATGAAGCAATTGGTAAAATTGGACTATCGGAAAGCACTATCGAAGATTTACGAAATTTAAGCGAAGAGGTAAACCATTTGAGTGAGTTGGAAGAAGATAGTTATGGACGTCAGACTGAACAGCAGAATACGTTGAACTCTATCCGTCAGGAAGGGGCTGATAAAGCCAAGGAAGCAAAGCAAACGGAACTGGAAGCTGTAAGAGCGGCAGAAGATGCTATGCTTGCACTAGTGAAGGATAAACGTGAGCAGGCGAGAAAGGAAATAGAACTGAATTATTCTCGTCAGATAGAAGACCTTCAGATTCAATTAAGGCAGGAAGAGAATCTGACTGTCAAAGCAAGGGAGGCCATCAATAGCCAGATTGTTTCTCTGGAACAACAGAAGAATGTGGAGTTACAGAAGTTGTCTGATGAAGAACTTCAAAAAGAGATAGACAACCATACCAAGCTCATTTCTCTGCAGCTTGAAGCCGTAAAGGAAGGAACGGAACAGGAATATCAACTGAAACTGCAACAATTAGCCGCCCAGCGTGATGCCGAGCTCGCAGACAAGGAACTGACCGAGCAGATGAAGCTGGCCATTGCGAACAAGTACGACAAGCTGATGGATGATCTGATATTACAGCGTGAGCAGGAAATATCGGAAAAGCAGCAGGAAGCTGTCAGACTGAGGATGGAGAATGAAATCATGCAGATGCAGCAGTCCGGTGCAAGTGAACTGGAGATACTTCAGGAGCAGGCTTCTCAGAAGTTGGAGTTGCTGAACAGCATACAGCAGCAGGAAGGGGAGAGTGAGCAGGAGTTCCTGAACCGTAAACTTCAGGCAAATCAGGAATATATTGATGCGAAGAAGGCCATTGCTGATAAGGAGGTTGAGATTGAACAGGTGAAGTATGAGGCTATCGAAAGCATTACATCGGGATTGTCTTCAGCTTTTGAAACGCTAGGAGAAAGTAATAAGGCTTTTGCTGTTTTATCCAAGATATTAGCATTGGGTGAGATTGCTATTAATACGGGTAAGGCTTTGGCAGCAGGTATAGCTCAAGCACAGTCTGTACCATTTCCGGCTAATCTTGCTGCAATTGCTACAACAGTAGCAACTATACTTTCTAATATTGCAACTGCAACAAAAACAGTAAAAAGTGCTAAATTTGCAAAAGGTGGTTTAGTTACTGGTCCTGGTACTGAAACTAGCGATAGTATACCTGCTAGACTCAGTAATGGGGAGTCAGTAATTACGGCCAGAGCCACCGAAATGTTTGCTCCAATTCTCTCGTCATTTAATATGATGGGTGGGGGAGTTCCTATAAATGTAGTACAATCGAGTAACCAATCTATCGGGGAGGATATGTTGGCGAGGGCAGTGGCTAAAGGTATGATGATGGCACCAGCACCACAAGTTTCCGTAGAAGAGTTTACTTCGGTTGCCAACAAAGTTAAATTTTTAGAGAACAATGGTAATTTATGAATGCGTATGAATTTCTTGCTACACATAAGGGAGTATTGGAACAATTGGCCAAACTGCCGGTAAGCCCTTCTGATGTGAAATATTTGGAGTTATACAAAGATTATGAGCGGTTGATAAGGGAAGGGCATAAAAAGATGTATATCCTACAGTATCTTTCAGATGAATATAAAGTGGATGAAAGGACGATATACAGAATCGTGAACAAATTCTCAACGGAAGTTGAGGTATAATCAAGGGTGGGCGGTGGCCTGCCCTTTTCTTTTTCCAAAAAATCGACTGACAAGGCATGTCAGTGCTATTGACCTTATAAATTCTTATAGCCATATCGTGTTTCATAACTTTGCTTCAAACAATTACGAGATATGGCGAAATTATTTATCAACAAAGACATTGTAGCGGATTCCGATAAGATGGAGAACTGGTATTTCACCGGTGTAGACGGAATGTCATTCTCGGACGTTCAGGACTTTATTTCCTGGATTCCTCTTGATGATCCACGTATAGATATCGAATTACATTCATGCGGGGGTGATGTAGCTGAGGGATATGCCATCTATGACGCTCTACGTGCTACGGGTAAGGAGATTTCCGCAACCGTAGTGGGACGGTGTGCATCCATGGCAACAGTTATACTGCTTGCTGCTCCTATTGAGCGAAGAAAAATGTATCCGCACGCGAAGATTCTGATTCATTCCCCCTTTTGTCCCGGAATTGAAGGCTCTGTCGATATTCAATCTTTGGAAGCCTTGAAGTCCGGATTGGAAGCAGAACGTGAAAAAATGCTATCCCTTTATGTCGAACGTTGTGGAGTCGACAGGAGCCTTCTCGAAGAACAGATGGCTAAAGAAACATGGTTCGGTGGTGAGGTGGCAAAGCAATTGGGATTCGTCAGTGAAGTTATTATGCCGAAGTCGGCTAAAGTATCAACCAAAACAATAATTATGAACAAAGAAAAAGAAGTGACTGTGAAGAAGCCCTTGTTTGAGCGCATTCTTGCTAAGGCAGGATATGCGAAAATCGAGGACGTGCCGGCTGTTGCTCTGGAGCTGACAACGGCAGGTGGTGACACGTTAACAGTAGAACGTGAAGAAGGTGATCCGCAGGTTGGAGACCCTGCAAGCCCTGATGGAGAACATGTAATGCCGGATGGTAAGACTATTGTAGTGACTGATGGGGTAATAACCGAAATTCGTGAAGCTGAAAATGGAGGTGATGATACTGCTGCATTGGAAGCGCGTATTGCAGAGTTGGAACAGCAGGTATCTGATTTGACAGCAAATGCCAAGACTGAGGATGATATCAAGATTTTGGATGCCGTAGCAAAGGCAGGAGGTATTGATAAGCTGACAAAGGCAGCTGCGAGCAAATATGTTCCGGCTGGACGTACTCCACAAACGTCTGGAAAGAAGCCGGAGGTGAAACATGAAAGCAAGATTGATAAGAAACTTTCCGCTATTCGCGAAAAGAACAAACAAAGATTTAACAAGTAAGAATTATGCCTAATACAAGAATTACATGGGGAGCTTTGTCGAGCCTTACCCCCGATAATGGAGCTATCAGAAGTCTTAAAGACTTACTGATTATGACTAACTTCCTCGATGAGGATTTGGAACGTTTCTTTACTCTCCGCCAAAATGTACACAATGGTGATAAGTTAGGATGGGTTGGTGATATGGATGATATCGGTTGGAAAGGTTCTGGCTGTAATCCAAGCTATAAAAAAGCTAATATCAACTTTGCCGAGAAGGAATGGAAGATTGGAGATTGGCAGATTCCGTTGCAGTGGTGTTATACAGACTTACAGAACACTATTGCTGAATATTGCTTGAAAACTGGAACTGATATTGGAGATTTGTCTTCTACCGAATATATGGATGATATCGTTTATCCGGCGATGGATTTGGCCGTGAAACATATGTTGTGGCGATTTATTTGGTTTGGTGATACCGAAGCACAGAATGCTACCTCTTCCGGCCAGATTACCGATGGTGTGGACGTAGAGCTGTTCAAGACTGCGGATGGATTCTGGAAACAACTGTTTACAGTAGGCACGGAAAACGAGGCTCAGAGAACAACCATTGCGGCCAACTCTGAAAGCACGACTGCCTTGCAGTTCAGCAAGCTGAAAGAATCCGGTGTGGCTATCGGAATTTTTGACAACCTGCTTGAAGATGCTGATTCACGTATTGCTTCAATGGATGGTGCTGGCATCTTCTGTACCAAATCTCTTTGCGATGCTCTTGTACGTGACCTGAAGCGTGAATATAAGCTCATCCTTGAGTGGGAGCAGGTGTTCAAGGGACTGGACGTGACGGAGTACAACGGTACATTGGTTTACCGAGTATCCATCTGGGATAGATTCATTCAGAAGTACCAGAACAACGGTACGAAGCTGAACCTTCCCCACCGTGCTGTATTCGGTTCTCCGAAACAACTGTTCGTGGGTACTCCTGCCAACCAGATTATGTCAGATCTTGATATCTGGTTCGATCGTAAAGAACGTGTCAGCTACTTGTATTCTACTGGTAAGCTGGGCTGCCTGCTTGGTGAGGATGGCCTGTTCCAAATGGGATATTAACGAAAGGAGGAAATATGTCAGGAATATGTGACAATTTACTGAAGCAGGACATCGCACCATCGTGCGATGATCCTATTGTACCTGGATTTGAGCAAGAAGGGGTTATTGTCAACCGTAAGGATATTGATTTTAGTGCATCAACATTTAACTCTACCCGCAAGAATGTGCTGGAAGCTATGGCTCTTAAAACTGGGAAGAAGGGATATAAAATTCTGGCGATGGGTGCACAACCGTTTAACGGAACGGGGACTGCATTTGCAGCCGGAACATATCGGAATACGTTTACCCATACGGTTGCCTTAGTTGTATTGGATGATGGTCCGGATGTGCGTGCCAATATCATTGACGGACTGGCTAACGGTGAGTTCGTTGTAGTGCTGGAAAATAAGTACAAGGGGCTGGGAAAAACTAATCCGGGGGATTGCGCTTTCCAGGTGTACGGATGGTATCAAGGACTGAAGGCTACGGAAATGGCTGATGGAAAGTACTCGGAAGATACAGACGGAGGTTGGACTGTTACCATGCAGGAAATCAAGTCACCCAAATCAGGTATTTATCTTTTCAAGACATCGTATGACGCTACAGTAGCTCTTGTGCAGACTTTACTTTCAGAAGCCGAATGATTATGGATGTAATTGATGTGGTTAATAGGTTGAAGGAATTGGGAAGTATATCTTCCCTTTTTCCTTCTGACAAGGCAGAGATTGAAAGTCTGTATGCGCTTGTCCTTGACAAGAAATTTGTCCATACATCTTGTAGCGACTGCTATCATGATGCAGTGATAGAAATGAGTGTTTACCTTAATAAAAACGGAAAGATGAAAGAAAAATCAGAATACAGGTTGAAGAATGGAGTGATGTTGCAGATGGAATTTGGCAGCTCTTCGTTTTATACGAACACGAATCTTACTGACGACATCGCAGAGGAATATCTTGCAAAGTATCCTAACAATGCGAACTACTTTTCCAAGATGCCAGAAAACTGGAAGGAAAGGGTGAGCAATCGCGGCAAGGCATATGACCCTGTTTTACTTGAAAATGTAAAGATGGCCTTGAAAGATGGTGTATCAAACGAATCCATTGTGGAGGAATTTGTAACGTATAAGGTGAATGGCCGGAAAGTAACCAAGAAGCTGCTGAATGAATATATCAAAGAAGCATCCGAAATCATTGCCTCAGAACCCAAAGAGACTGACCCAAAAGGTGAAGAGTCAGACAGTAAAGGTGTCGACGATGAACATGACACTATTGAGGGTGAACTTTCGGAAAAAATTAATACAGAGGACGGTGTAGAAGATTAAACAACTTAAACTCACGGAATCATGAGAGTACACGACTTGAAGAAAAAAAGTAGTAAACGAATTGATATAAATTATCTTCAGACGTTGGGCATTCAGACATATGGAGAAGACAATTTATATCCTCAGACCTTGCGCAACATCATAGCGGCAAGCTCTACAGGGGCTGAATGTTCCGACCGATTTGCCGATTTCATTGAAGGTAACGGATTCCGTGAGGTTTCTTTCTCTGAGTATGTGGTAAACCGGAAAGGGGATACGGCTGATGACATACATTCTCTTGTTTGCCGAGATATGGCTGATTTCAATGGGGTTGCTTTGCATATAAATTACAACATTCTGGAGCAGATTGTAGAGATTCAACATATTCCATTTGAAAACTGCCGTCTGGCGGAAGAGGATGATAACGGATATGTGGCTAAGATTGCCGTACATCCTGACTGGAGCGGTACGAAAACCAGGAAAGGTAAGAAGATACGTGTCACAAAAGAGAATATCGACTACATAGATGTGTTTAATCCGTTGAAATCTGTAGTTCTGGCTCAGATAGAAGCCGCCGGAGGCATAGAATATTACAAAGGACAGGTACTTTGGGTGTCAATGGCCGGGAAAGATACCTATCCGACAGGGAAGGGCGATCGTGTGGTAACGGAAATGAGTACAGATGAAGGTTTGGCGAATGTTAAGTACAGAAATGTGCGTAATAATTTTTTGCCATCATCTATAATTTTCACAAAGAAGGGTACTGAAATAACTTTTGACAAGGAAGGCAATGAAATGGAAAGACAAGTTGATGATGACAGCTTTAGCAATACTCTTATACAGCTCCAAGGGGATACAAATTGTGGTAAAATTATGGAAGTAACGCTGGAGAATGATGAAGAAAAGCCTGAAGTGGTGAATCTGAACTCTACCAATTACGATAAGGAGTTTACCGTGACGGATGCTAGTGTGGTTGAGCGCATATATTCGGCATATGGTCAGGAACCGTGGTATTGTATTCGTGTTGGTAAGGTTGGTTTTTCCGGTGATATTCTGGAAGATGCTTTCGAATACTATAATTCTATTGTAAACAAGCAGCAGCGTTTAATCGAGCGAACATTTGACCGTATTTTTCGGCATTGGTATGAAGTTGCTAATCCATCTAATGATTTTTCAGTTCAACCTTTAAAGTATGTAAGAAATGCAGCAGTATCTAATAACAACATCTGAAGTAGCGACGCTATCACGCGGAATGTCGGTGCATATTGATGAAGATAAGATAGAGACATATATCCGCGAATCGGAAAGTATCGACATAAAGTCAGCTCTTGGGGATGAGCTCTATCTTGATGTGAAGGAGCATTCGGAGAAGTACGAGCTTCTTCTTTATGGAGGTACGTATGAGGACAATCGTGGAGAGAAGAAAATGTTCATGGGTATAAAGACGGCATTGGCATACTATACTTATGCGCGGATCGTGAAGAACGGTGACGGTAATGTGACCAGATACGGCTTTGTCCAGAAGGAGGATGAGTATAGCAGCCGTCCGGATATAAAGGAGAAGGTAATGGCGTACAACGATGCTTTTTCGATTGCGGACCGGTATCTTAAGGAATGTGTTTTGTTTTTGAATGAGAAGAATGATGAATATCCCCTTTATAAAGGTCTTGGTATGATGAAGGTAAATCGAATTAAATCTAAGTTAATAGGAGATTAATATATGGCAAAAGAATATGATGTTCTTCTGGAACAAGCTGAAACAATCCGTACGGAAGTGGAAGATGACGCTAACTCTGCAGAGAGAGTGGGAGGAATGTTTAAGGATATAATTGAGAAATCTAAGGATGAATCAGGAAGAAAGTTAGCTATAAAAGACTTGGCTACTAGTGTGGGCTATTCAACAGAAACTTCTCTAACTCAAGATGCTGCTACCAGACTGGTTTCAGAATATAACGTATCAATTAACCATCCAACCGCTGGTGTAGATGAAACTAACCGCTATACTCTCTCGGAAGCGATTGCCAAAGTTCCGGCAGAACTTAGGAATGCCGGTGTCAAAGTTTCATTTCTGGATGAATCTGGCTCGATGGAAACATGGGAGTTTCAGGGTGAATCCTGGGCGATAGGTAGCTTTTTGCAGGTGGGTGCAGGGAAACTTACCGAGTTAGAATCGGATATTAATTCGATAAAAG